GAGAACTTAATATAATCGGTTTATATGAACAAGGCAAGACATATGGACAAATTGCAAATGAATTAGGATTAGCGAAGTCAACGATAGCAGGATATTTAGTAAAATTGCGTGAAAATGGGTTAATAGAATATAGATTTGAAAGTTTGAATTATGGTAAAACTAGAAAAGAACGGATAATATATGAGATAAAAAGTGGCAACAATGATTTAAGGGAGTTAGCGATGCGTTATCATACTAGAGTACCTATAATTTCCGAATATTATAAAGAGGTACTAAAGAGTGGAATAGCGATACCTTTCAAGCGCAAAAAAATGCCTGAAAATTGTGATGCTTGTAAGTATTGCGATGTATTTGCTTATAGTGATTGGAGATATGGGCGATGTTTAGCATTAGACAAACAAGTGAATTTACAACATTTAGACAGGGATGGTAGTTGTCCATTATGTTTCAATAAAGAAAGGATATACGCTATTAGTCAAGAACGGATGCCAAATGGGTGCGTATATAAATATTGTGTTAATCCTAAAAAGAGTTTACGAATAGAATTAGTGAAATGCCCTTTTAGTGGCGTATGCGATAAGTTTAATCCAAAGAGTTATAAAGAAAGACCGATAGATTGTCCAATAAGAGTTATTGAAAAATGCGAGGTGGAAATAAATGAAAACAATGATAAAGAAACCGAATAATGAGCCAACAATTTTAGAGTTAGATAGCATTAATGATATTAGTGCATATTTTAACGGTTTATACATAATTTATACATTAAGTGAAATAAAGGGTATATGTGTCGCAGTAATAAAAGATAACGATAACAAGATTTTAAGATTAAAACGCAATGTTTATCTAGCAGAGTATGAAACAACAATGAAAGGTGATATGATTTTCTGCAAAATTGATTTTCATAATCATAAGTTAGTAGATCTAAACGATAAAGAAATAAAAATGATAAATAAGTATTGTAGAAGTTATAAAGCAATGGGGGATTGATATGGAACAAATACGGATGAGATTTTGGGAGGCAAACACAGGGAAGCAAGAAGTACGCAAATATGATAGTGATACATTACGGAAAATGCTGATTGAACAAACAGGCATTACTGAAAAGTGTGAGTTAGAATATGCAGAAGTGTTTAGCGTTAGCAATCTAAATAGCACGATGGAAAGCAAGTATTTAGCACAGTCAGTTTATCCTAAAAAAGAACTAGATTTTATTATTTTGATAAACGAGGGCGATTATGCACTAATATATTTTTATCTAATAACAAAGAGCGACAAACACAAAATAACACTATTTGACACAATACATTTTAAGCAATAAAATATATATATAATATAAAAAATAGAGTAAGAAGGAGAAATAGAAATGAAAACAGAAAAAAGGACTAGAAGTTTAAGGCTTGATAATGATTTATGGAACAAATTAGGATATGTTGCGAAGAAGTATGAGTGGTCTATAAATCATTTATGCACGCATATATTAACGCAATTTGTTGAATTAAGCGATGAAAAGCCGATAAAGAAAGGAAGCAGAGATTAGTTATGGTAGAATATGGGCAAGTAATTGATATTGCATATTTAGAGTTAAGCAAATCAACTAATAATAGAGATTTTGGCGATGATGCTAAAATGCTTGGGTTATTGGGTACGCTAAAAGAAGCGTTATATGGCGAAATATATACGGTTTTGATGCCTAAAGGAACGAAAGAGGCAGAAACTCAAATCAGGGATTTAATTCGCAAGCACATTATAGGGTATAAATTAAAAAATAATATATATATAGGTGCATTAGATATTACTAAAAAGAAGATAGATTTATTATCTAGTTGCAAAGTAATAAACCACGATACATTATCACAATATATGGGTATATATGATGACTTAATGGCAATGGCAAGTTTACGCTCCTTCAAGCATTTTTGTTTATATTTAGAAACCGATTTCCCTAAAAAGATATGGCAGTTTACACAGAACATTTTTGATGGTTGGTTTTTTTATGCAAATCAAATGGTATTAGATGGTAAGGTACAATTTATTGAAAAACAATTACCAACCTCTTACGGTAAATCAATTAGTGATGTTTTTTTAATAGCGTGGATATTTGGGTTAGATTGTAATAATGATGTATTAAAGATTTTTGGGAGCAAATATAATTGTAGTAGGGCATTTGATAGTATAGTAGAGTTAATGCTAAACAAGAGATACGCAAAAGTATTTCCATTTTATGCGCAATTTCAAGGAAAGCAAGAGTTAATGTTTGAAACTTGCAAACAAAAAGATGGTGAGTTTAAGATTAGTGGTAGTAAACGACCTGTTAATCTCTTAATAGTGGGAAAAGAGAGTAAAATAGGTGGCGTGCGTGCCAAATATTTATTTATTGATGACATAACACAGGCTGAAGATGCAGGCAATATAAAAAGCCATAATAAAGATATATATAATTATGAGAATATATGGTTTAAGCGTAGTTATAGTAATAAAAACTTTTATGTAGTAGCAAGTGGTACAACTTATTCGGTACACGATATTTTGACATACTTAAAAGCGAGATTTGGGCATAATAGTAGTGTTATAAGCAAGGTTAATCAATATACAAGCGTTGCAGAAAGCGACCAAATAACGAAAAACGGTATTTCAGTTTTCATTTGCGTACCAAAATTAGATTATAAAACCGATGAAAGCACATATCCGTTAGAGTTCCCTACCGAGAAAGCAAGAAAACAAAGAGAAGATGACTATGAAATGTTTATGGCTATGGAACAACAAATACCTGTAAAGCCAAAAGATAATCCATTTTATTTCTCAACATTACTAGATTATGATACATTACCTGAAATAGGCACTAATGGGAGAAGTGAGTGTCATTGGGCGTATTTAGATAGCAAACGGAAAGGCAAAGATTATTGCGCAATGCCTATATGTTCATATTTTAATAATAAGCATTATTTAGTAGATGTTTTATACGATGATAAACCTATGAAAGAATTATATACTAGTATAATAAATAAAATAATACAAAGGCATATAACGATACTATGGGTTGAGGTAAATGTGGACACTAGCCTAAAAACATTGTTAGAAAAATTATTACTTGAAAGGGGTATAACTTTTTGCAAAATACAGGAACTTTACAATACCGAAAATAAGGATGTTAGAATATCGAATACCGAAAGTGATGTAAAAAACAATATAGTCTTTCCTAAAATGGATCTATACGCAAGGAGCAGTCCTATTGGGCAAGCAATGGAAGAATTATACAGTTATAGTTATGTAAAAAAAGTAGATTATGATGATTTTACGGATGCGATTAGTGGATACAGTAAATGTTTTATAGGCAAGGCTGAAACTCAATATGGAACGGTAATGACTTTTAGGAGATAAAAACAATACATTTGACAATCAATTACATAAGTTAGTATTATAACTATAAGTAATATTTTTTACGGATAGGGAGATAAAATGGAAATTGTAAACTGTCCTATTTGTGGTAAGCCATTGGAAATTATACTAGATGCCACCGAAATAGTAGATTGGAATAAACCTTTAAGGGAACATACTCATATAATATTTTGTAATAATTGCAAAAGAAAAATAAGATATTCTATTAAAAAGATAGAAAAGAGGTAAGTACAACATATGGCAGGATTGCAAAAAATAAAAATCCCATACAAACCAAATGAAATAACTGAAGAAATAATCACAAGGGTACTCCCTAATGTTTTTAATGCGTTTATTTTTAATGCAGGGCAAATAAGGGCAGATTATAATACTTATTTATTGCAACACGATATTTTAAGCAAAGAAAGATTGCACGATGATAGCGAAACTAATAACATTGTTTTAGAGCCACACATTTTTAATATGGTGAGTTGGAAATCAGGGTATGTAATGGGAAATCCTATCAAGTATGCACAAACAAAATCTCTTGAAACGGATGATATTCAACAATTAAATATATTCTTAAAAGATAGTGATAAACGCACGATAGATAAAGAAGTGGCAGTTTGGTCTTATGCAACAGGTGTAGGATATTATTTTATAGAGCCAAAAAGCGAGGATTATAACAAGGATACGGAAGCCCCATTTGTTTTATACGCAAAAGATAGTGATACTTGCACTAAAATCTATTCAACATATAATGGAAATCCACCCTTATTTGATTTACTTTATACTTCCTATACCGATAGCGTTATAGATAGCGAAACTAATAGGATAAAAGAAATAGATGTTGATGTAGTTAGCATTTATACTAAAGACTATTTTTATGAGTTTGAGAATAGTGGTGGTGGATTTTTAAGAACAAGGGCAGAAAAAAGAGGCATATATAAAATGTTGCCATTAGTAGAGAAAAAGTGGCATAGTAACGGAATTGGCATTGTTGCTATGGGCAAAGCGTTACAAAACGGAATTGATAAAATTAGTAGTAATGTTATTGATAATATTGATGATGTTGTTAATGAAATATACGCATACTTTAATGTAAGTTTAGGCAAAAACCCTGAAGAAGCACAACAAAATCATAGGGATATGAAAAAGAACGGAGCAGTAATACTAAATACTAATAGTGGATCACAACATCCTGCCGATTTGAAGTTATTATCAACGAAACTTGATTTTAGCGCAATAGTAGAAGTAAAACAGAACTTAACACGCACAATGTATGACACAATAGGAGTACCAACGCCAAGTAGCAATACTAATAGTGGTGGAACGACAAAACAAGGTAGCGAGGTTGCTAACGGATATGATAACGCATATAATAAAGCACTTGATGATATTAACTCATTTATAGTAGGTGATAATGAATTATTAAAGCGCATAATATTTATTTGTAAGGCAATACCTGATAGTAAAATCAATGATTTATCGGCAGGCGAAATAGAAATCAAATATGCACTTAATATGACCGATAATATGCTCACGAAAACACAAAGCTATGTTAATCTTGTTACTAATGGTATGCCACCTGCGTTAGCACTTGAAAAATGCAGAATGAGTTATGATACGGAAGCCGAAGGTAAAATGATAGAAACCTTTATGAAAGAGCATAATATTATAATTAAAAGTGAAGTAGCAGAAAAGAGTATAGTAGATACCGAAAATATAGTATAGTTGCATAACAATAAAATAATATTGTAAGATAGATAATAATACGGTGAAATTCCGTACTAGCATATATAGAGAGAGAACTCGTTAAAACGCAAAAGATAGAGAAATCTTAAAACGCAAATCCCCATTAGGGGACACAGAGAAGTGTAAACGCAAGGAGAAAAAAATGAAATACGAAGATATGAAAAACATTAATTTACAACTATTTGCCGAAGAACCAACCCCAGAACCAACCCCACAACCTGAAGTGGTAAGCAAAGAAGAATATGCAAAGCTAAAGGCACAAATGGACAAATACGCAAGTGAACTAGCCGAAAGTAAACGCAAAGAGAAAGAAAGAATGACTGCCGATGAGAAAAAGCAGGCAGAATTGCTAGAAAAAGAAGAACGCTATAAAGCGATAGAGAGAGAAAATACACTCATTAAGTTAAAAGCAAAAGTATCAAAATCCGTTGATGATGATACAATAGCAACCCAAGTAGCCGAATTAATGGCAGATGGAAAAATCATTGAAGCCATTGAAAAACAAAATGAGTATATTGCAAATATGAAAACAAACATTGAGAAAAAAGTTAAAGAAGATTTATTGAAAACAAATCCACAACCTAGAGCAGGTGATGGTAGCGACCCAAAAAATAAAAAATCCATACTTGACTACTCAATGGAAGAATTAAACGAAATGAAAGTTAGTAATCCAACTTTATACAAGAAATTAATAAGTTGATTAAGGAGAATATAAAAAATGGGTAGAATAACTAATTATGATAAAAAAGTATGGAACACATATAAACAGGCATTAACGCCTGCTTTATCCATTACTAAAGGTACAGGTGTTTCAAGTGTAGCAGTTAGCAATGGGTTAAAGTCATTTGTCAATGGCGATTTAATCACAATAGGGGACACATATACGATTACTGCAACGCCTAGTAGTGGTTATGCCCATTCTGCACTTTTGATTAATGGTGTAGTAAAAGCAAATCCTGCAACTGTAACAATTACCGATAATCAATTTTCAGTAGTAGCGCAATCAAGTGATATATTGTTTGATTTATCAACCACATTGACAGGTTGCACATTAGTTATTAGCGATGGAGTAAACACTTATGAGGCAGGTAGCAATATTATACCGAAAGATACTGAACTAACAATTACTGCAACTGCTAGCGAGGGATATACTTTAGATGGTATGACCTTTACGATTAATGATGTTGCGTTCACTAATGGAAGTACAACTTCACCGATTACTGCAAATGTATCAATAGTAGCAACTGCAATAGCATTAGATTTACCATTAGTAGGCGAAATTGATTTTAATACTAATAGTACTTGGGATAGTGAAAATGAGTATTATGTTGTTGATACAGTCCCTGCTTTAGATTTTAGTAGTGTAGCCGATGGCGATGTAAACTTAAAAATAACAGTTACACTTGATGGCGCGCCTATGACAATAAAAGGTAGAAGGTTTAGTACTGAAGATTATATAATAATCGGCGACTTGTTTAATGTAGAGGGTGCAATCGTTGTAGCAAGTGGTGTTAAGATAGGAGTTACGGAGGGAATAGGAGAAAATGTTGATAGCATAGTCCTTCTTGCCCCTGAAGACTATTTATTGTCGCACACACTTGTACTTAATTCAATAGAAATTGATGAAAACATTGAAGAAATATTAAGTGGAGATATTAGTTATGCTTGGAATAGTGGAGATAGCAAATTTGAGGGTACAATTACAACGCAAACACTTGATGTTAGTGGATTGATTGATGAGCAATCTAATATTTATACATATTGGGAAATTGATGATACTAAATTTAATATTACTAGATATTTAGTACAAGCGATGTCAATTATTGATGGCACAACTACCTCATTACAAGAAAGTGCATTGTTAGATAGTATCGCAATAACGCTTAATGTGAATGCAAAAATCATTGATACTGATGGAACTCTTACAACTGAAATCACAGGTAGTGCATTAACAGGAAATGAAGTTATTACATTGCTAGCAGTATTTGTTGAAACCTCATCTACTTAATAGCATAAATAATACTATATTTGCATTAATAAATTGTTGTGGTATATAATAAAGTAAATACGATGAAATATCTCGTAAATATAATAAAAATAAAATATTAATATAAGGAGAAAATAGAAAATGGCAGAATTTGATTATAAGAATTTTAACCCTGAAGTGTTCGAGGCATATAGCAAAAAAGTACCGAACTTAACTAGAAATGAGTTATTGAAAGCAGGTGTTTTCAAAGATAGAAGCGACCTAAAAGCAAGGATGAAAGACCAAGCAGGTGGAAACTATTTTGTAGAGCCTATGCAAGCAAGAATTGGTGGTAGCGTTATTAACTATGATGGTAACACTAATATTTCTGCAACAGGAAGAACCACTTACTCGCAAGGAAAAGTTATTCTTGGTAGGGCTAATGCTTGGGCAGAAAAAGATTTTAGTTATGATATTACAGGTGGCGTGGACTTTTTAGCGCAAGCAACTGAAATTGAGGAATATTTTGATAATATAGACCAAATTGACCTTTTGGCAATCCTTGAGGGTATATTTAGTATGACAGGTACTGAAAATGAAGTATTTGTAAATAATCATACACTTGATATTTCAGCCGAACAAACTCCTGCAGATACACTAGTTAGTGCTACAACCCTTAACACATTATTGCAAAAAGCCTGTGGGGATAATATGGATGCATTTTCTGTAGTTATTATGCACAGTGCAATAGCAACTAATCTTGGAAACCTTAACCTTTTGAATTATCTAAAATATACGGATGCTAATGGTGTACAAAGAGATTTGAAATTAGGAACTTGGAGTGGAAAGACCGTTTTGATTGATGATGGTATGCCTTATGCTAATAGCAAATATACAACCTATGCATTAGGAAAAGGTGCCTTTGATTTCCTAGATGCAGGCGCAAAAGTACCGTTTGAGATGGATAGAGATCCATTTACTGATGGTGGGACAACTGCTATCATTGCTCGTAAAAGAAAAATGTTTGCTCCTTTAGGAATTAGTTATGCTCCTGTAAGTATTCCTACCTCCCCAACTGCAACACAACTTAAAGTTGGAGCATCGTGGACATTAGCAAGGAACGCAACGGATGCAACCGATGTTTTCCCACACAAAGCGATACCGATTGCAAGAATTATATCTTTAGGTTAATAAATAAAAACTAAATAGGTGATATATGGACATAGCCACAACACTACAGGCAAGGTATCCATATTTAAGCGAAACTGATATTGAGAGGGTAGTAGATAAGGCAAAACTATTTTACTACTCTCTTTCTTACCCCAGCGACTTAACAGTTGATGAAGAAAGTAATCCAATAACAGGTTTTCGCCAAGAACAATGGATATTAAGTGCTTGTGAAGAATTAATAGAAAGATTAGGTTTTTCAAGCGCAATAGGTTATCGTGAAAACGGAATGGCGTGGACTTTTGATAATGCACAAATAAGTCAATCATTAATGGGATTAATACGCCCAACGATTGGAGTAATACACAATGAAGATGATGACTAAAATATGGCATTCAAAGAGAGTTAGTAAAAAGAACGCACAAACGCCAATTTATAAATTACCTACTGACTATATTTTGAGAGCCAATTTTTTAACAGTAATGCCTGCGAATAGCAGGGGATATGCCGAAGTATTAAAATATGGTGAAACATTAGATGATACTTGGACAATGGTTGCCAATAATACTTTTTTTAGTGATGTTTTTAATGTTGGTGATATTTTATGGGTAGATGGTTTAGAACCTGATACTGCAATAGAAACACAATATGGAAATGGTGCAAGTGGAAATGCGATAATAAAAAATGTTTCATACGATAATTTTTGCATACGGATTACATTAGTTAGAAATCAAAACCAAAAGATACTCAAGAAAGAAATACCTGATACAACTAATAAATATATAGTAGATACTATTGATACTTGGTTATGGCGAGATAGTCTTGGTGGATATTTAGCAGATACAACTGATATGCAAGTTTATAATGCTGATAGGATAATAGATGATAGATGCGATATATGGTTAAATTACGAACTTAATGGCGTTATTGGTGAATTAAATATTAAGCCGATAGTGGTTGAAAGTGTAGTATTGTTTTTTGGAACTATAAATGATGACCTAGACCTCGTAATTTCCGTTTTAAGCAACGATTTTAGTGTGGTTGCTATAACTAGTCAAGGATACCTGAAAAACGCAAGCAAGGTGGGTTTAAATGCGTTTAAGATACTATCAATGGAAACAATATTAACGGATAATTTTTTTGCCGAAGAAATAGTATGCGATAAAGTTATTGAAGGTGGGAGAGGGTTTGGTAAACTTGTACCTGCATTACAGTTATATGAGTGGAATAAGTACGAACTTTATTATACATATAAAGGGATAGAGCATATCGCATTATTGCAAGTTACTTATCCTGATAATCCAAATGATAATGGTTATCCACAAGTTATTTTCCCACCACCGATAGAAGATGGAAACCAATATATATCGTTAGAAGAAAATGTTGATTTTTTCTTTTATCTAAATGATAAAACAGGTGCAGTAGATACTTTTTGGCATTATGAAGAAGGGAAGAACAAGTTAGTTTTTGCTTGGGGATATGCCGAAGGGTTTACGCCTGAAACACTAAATCTTGATATAAATGATTTTACTATTACTGCAATAAGAAAGGTAGTTGATACTAATTTATTAACTAATAGTGTTGAGTGTACCGAATATTATGAAGAAAATAATACTTATTATGGACTTACGGATTTCATTGATTTGGAAGATGATGAAAAATATTTAATAGAGTTTGAATATAATAATATACAATATGCAAGAGTATGTAAAACAACAACAAATGAATTAGGAATTACATTAGATACAAGTTTTACTATTGAAGATACAACATATGGATTAGGCGCAATAGATAAAGTAGGCGAAAAAGAGATATATGATTTTGTGCCGATAGATAAAACAATAGTAGGTAGTGAATTGCAAGGCGTAATAATTCATCATATAACTAAATGGAGATAAAATGAAATTAAATATAGGGTTAAATCCAACCGATATACAAAAAGCGATAGATTATATTAATCCTAAAACTAATAGTTTACTAGATAACATAGCACGAATATTTATAAAATTGAGTTTAGAAGAAATAAAAAAAATTGCTTATAGAAATCTATTTGACATAGATGTTAGTGCCAACCTAATTTTAGATATTGACCGAGAATGGGAAATAAAGGAGCTAAAAGTAGGGAGTGAATATATAGGACAACTCATAAATACGCACGATAAAGCAGTTTATTTAGAGTTTGGAGTAGGCAGGAAAGGGCAACAACTACCACACGCAAACGCAAGCAAGACAGGTTATGAGTATGATATTCCTACTAGTGCAAAAAGCGTTAATGGATATTGGTTGTTTTCTCCTGATGATGAACGATTAATAGATATTGCGCCACAATATTATAATATAGTAGGGAAAACGGATAAGTTTGTTTTAACGCAAGGGCAACCTGCAACGCATTACTTATATAATGCAATGATAGAATATATGACAAGTGGATTACATAAACAAGTATGGGCAAGAGCAACAAAATTCTTTTTGGGGTGGTAAATTATGGATATTAGAGTTTATGATAGAATATTAAGAGATTTGATAGTTTTTAACGATGCTTTAACGGAAGAAAATTACGATAATGTTATTTTATCAGTACCACCTACCGAGCCGACTTATCCCCACACAATCATTGATGAAATAGACAATAAACCTTTTAAGGCATATAATACCCCATTTGACAAATTAAGTAGTTTATCATATCGTATAGATATATACGCAAAGGCAATAGGAACAACGCCAAAAAACATTGTTGCTAGAACTCTTGCAAAGCAAATTGATACATACTTAACCAATTATGTTGGACTAACACAAATGAGTTATAATGTATCTAACCTAGAAAATGATAGTACCATTTATCACATAATAATGATTTATATGGGTGAATATCACGAAAATAAAGGTAGTATTAAATAATAATTATAAATTATAATAATAAGGAGAAATAAAAATGAATGATGCTAATTTTAAGTACATAGAAGATAGGGCGCAAAGTGGGTATAGTGCAGGTATTTTTGTTAAAGAACAAAGTGATACCAAGTACGAACTCTTAATTGCTAGTGAGAGTGTTCCATCTATTTTTGGATCACCGAATAGTTTTGAGTTTGACCTATTGCAATCGCCAAATATTGGAAAAGTGCAAGGCAAAATGACACTTGAAGATAAGGAAATAGAGTTTTTGTTACATAGGGATAATATTTATAGACTTGAAACCTTTAAGGGAATATTGCTTGACTTTTTATATTTAACGCCTGATTTTGTAGGTTGGCACTTTACAGGAACATTGAGTTATAGACCTAACGATGCAGGGGCAGAAACGCTAAAAGGCACAATGACAATTACTCCTATGAGTGTTGATAATACGCCAATTCTTGATTGCAGAAGTTTAATACTAGAAACCATATGCTTTACTGATGTTATTCCTGCTTATGTTGAAAGTGTTGATGCTTCTACAGGTAAATCCGTTGCAATAGTTTGCGATACTGCAGAGTTTGATATTACAGTATCGTTTGTTGATGAGTTTGGCGAAGCAGATACTACTAGCGCAACTGCAACTGTAACCGACCCAACAGCAGGGGCTAAAAGTGGTAGCGTTTTATTCAAGAAAGCAGGGACTAAAGCAAATGCCATAGCAATCGTAACTGTTTCAAAGACAGGTTATGCGAGTGCAACCACAACTATTGCTCTTGAACTAACAGCATAAAATAAATGTATAAATCAATAACGAAAATCATAAACCTATAAAGGAGAATTATTATGAGAATTAATCCATATTTTGAAATCAACGGAAACACTTACGAAATTAAACGCACTAGACACTTAATGGTTGTTTATGAACAATTAGGCGATAACAATTCTATGAGTGAAGAAGATAAAGCTAATGCAGTTAAGATACAAGTATTAATAGAAAAAGTACAAAAGTTTGCTAATAAATTACAAGAGATTGAAAAAGAATATTTTAATGATATAGCAAATGAGGGACTAGAAAAACAATATAATGCTTGCGATAAAATGTATCAAAAAGCAGTGCAAGAAATGGCAGACTTTGAAATCAAAAATGGATCAACAAAGAAATTGCAAAAAGCAGGAATTGATTTATTAGAAAAAGTAGCTATTGAGGGACTTGTTGAACAATATTCATTAACAAAAGCCGATGCGACTAAATTATGGGAAAGTTTTGTTGATAAAGTAGGAAAAAGAGTTGCTAGTGAATGGTTAGGTGGTATGGCACAATGTTTATTCGGCAATGATGAGGAGGAAGAAGATAACCCTTTTTTGGCACAGATGAGAAAGCAGAACAAGAAGCTGAAAAAGTAACCAACTTATATAAATACTTTACTAATAATCTACTCCCATTAGCAATTCAATATGGTATGACTGTTGAGCAATTTTGGCATCAAGAACCGAAGTTGCTTAATTTATATCAAAAGGCGTATATGAACGATGTAAGCTTCAAAGCGCACATATATGGGCAAAATAATTATATCGCATATAGTATTGCATTGAGTAACGCATTTGCTAGCAAAAAAGATAAAAAACTAGATTATCCCAAATGGGAAAGTCCCTTCGATAAAATACAAAAACAAAAAGCAAAAATCACTAATGAAAATCTATCGCAAAAATATTTAGAAGAAAAAATAAGCCAAAAACAATGGCTGAACAAAATGTTAAACAAAAAGGATTAAAAAATAATGGCAGATAGTGGTGGATATAAAGCAGGTAGTTTATCTCTTAATATTAGCGCAAATACAACAACTGCAACAAAAAATATTGAGAAATTAACTGCAAAATTAGTTGTATTATCAAATGTTCTAAAAGGCATTAATGGTAGTAGTGTGCTTGGGCTTAATTCACTTATAAATGGTATGAGTGGCAGAGTAGGTGGTAGCACAGGTGGCACAGGGGGGACAGGTGGTACAGGTGGAACTAAATCTAGTGCTAGTCTTTTTTGGGGAAAACAAGGTGTAAAAAGTAATTCTTTAGCAAAGTTTTTGAATATAGGATATTTATTAAGCAAATTAAGATTAACTTGGATGATGGCACAGAAAATCGCTAATGTTGGAAAACAAATGGTGCAATATGGCGTTGACTATACCGAAACATTAAACTTATGGCAAGTTGCTATGCGTGAAAATCTTGGATTAGCAACGAAGTTTGTTAGTGAAATGAATAGGGGTTATGGAATTAGTGAAAGAACATTAATGAACACTCAAGCCATTTATAAAAATATGATTGGTGCTTTAGGAAATGTTAGCGAAACAGTAAGTTACTCTTTAAGTGAAGCATTAGTTAAAATGACACTAGACTTTTCATCCTTATATAATGTAACTTTTGCTGATGCCGAAAAGAAAATGCAGGCAGTTTTAGCAAGGCAAGTTAGACCAATTAGGTCAGTTAGTGGTTATGATATTACGGAACGCACGATATATGATTTATACCAACAAATGGGTGGCACGAAAATGATGAGGCAACTCAACAATACTGAAAAGCAGTTGCTATCCATTTATGCAGTATTTAAGCAAATGCAAACTACAGGTGCTTTAGGTGATTATCAAAAAACCATTAATGAAACTGCTAATCAATCAAGAATGATGGCAGAAAATTGGGAACAAGTAATGACTTATCTTGGGTTATCCTTAAAGTTATTAATAGATAAAAGCGAAATACTTATAAAGATTAATGCGTTATTGATAACTGCAAGCGAGTATGCACGCAATTTTGCAATAGCATTAGGGTATGAAAAGCCTGACTTTTTATCAGGACTATTTGATAATCTTTTTGAGGATACGGAAGAAGTAAATGAGGAACTTGATGCTTTACAAGGCAAGTTATTAGGATTTGATAAGTTTAGAGTTTTAGGTGAACAAGCAGGTGAAACACAAGATATAAGCCTTGATGAAAAATTATTACAATCATTAATAGGTTATCAATCTGCATTTGATGAAACTGCGAACAAGGCAAGAATGCTCGCAAATGAGTGGCTAACTGCATTAGGTTTTCAACAAGAACTTATTTACCAAAATCAAGAGG